CCACCTGTAGGTCCTGTATTACCTACCTCACCTTTTTGTCCTTTAGAACCTGTCGGCCCTGTAGGTCCTGTAGGTCCAGTAGGTCCTGTAGAACCTGTAGGTCCTGTGCCACCTGTATTACCTACTTCACCTTTTTGTCCTTTAGAACCTGTAGGTCCTGCGACTGTGCTATCAGCACCACCAGGTCCTGTAGGCCCAGTAGGTCCTGTGTTACCTGTGCTACCAGTAGGTCCAGTTGGTCCTGTCGGCCCTGTATTACCTACCTCACCTTTTTGTCCTTTACTTCCGTCTGAAGCATTACCATCTACACCTGCTTCACCTTTCTGTCCTTTATCTCCACCAGCTCCAGTAGGTCCTGTAGGTCCTGTAGGTCCAGTTGACCCTGTTACACCTACTTCACCTTTTTGTCCTTTAGCCCCTGTAGGCCCAGTTGGTCCTGTCGGTCCAGTAGGTCCATTAGGTCCTGTTGAACCTGTATTACCTATTTCACCTTTTTGTCCTTTAGAACCTGTAGGTCCAGTAGGTCCTTGTAAAGCTAAATTTGTTATTGTTGATTTTTCCCATGCTCCTGCAGTTACATCGTAAAATGGAACTAAGTCTGAAGCAGCAGCATCTGTTGTTGTGCTAAATCCTGTTAAAGCAGTTCCTACATTTGCAGTATCTGTTACATCTGCACTAGCTTCTATAGCATTTAATTTAGTATGGTCTGCATCAGTAAATACGTTAGAATCACTAGCACTTTCTACTAATGTTCTAATTTCAGAAGCAGTTTGGTCAGCAGTAGCACCACTTTCAACTGAATCAAGTTTTGTTTCTTGAGCATCAGTCATTAACCTTTTATCTGTAGCATCAGTAAAATTAGTAGTTGTAAATGTAGGTGTTGCTCCACTTACTACTGATTGGTCTAATGCTTTTACATCTGCAATACTTGAAAGCTCACTATCCATTAATGCACCTGCACTTGTTACATTAGCTGTATCTGTAACATCAGCACTTGCCTCAATCGCATTGAGTTTTGTATGGTCTGCATCTGTGAATACATTTGAATCAGTAGCACTTTCTACTAATGTTCTTATTTCACTAGCTGTCTGGTCGGCTGTTGCACTAGCTTCAATCGCATTAAGTTTTGTGTGGTCTGCATCAGTAAACACATTTGAGTCACTCGCTGCTTCAACGGCTGCTCTAATCTCAGCATTTGTTTGGTCGCCAGTAGCTCCAGCTTCTATACCATCTAATTTAGAATGGTCTGCTGTTGTAAAGTTTTCATCTGTTTGAGATGCTACAACAAAATCTATTGTTCCATCAGTATCTTGATATGTAACAGTAATACCTGTTTCTGTATTACCAGTAAGCATTGCACCTACTATATCTTCTATTTCTTCATCTGTTTGGTCTGCTGTCGCACCTGCTTCAATCGCATTTAACTTACTATGGTCAGCATCTGTAAACACGTTTGAGTCACTTGCTGACTCTACCAAAGTTCTTATTTCTGATGCAGTTTGGTCTGCTGTTGCACTAGCTTCTATAAGATTAAGTTTACTCTTTTCAGAATCAGTAAATACATTTGAATCTGTTGCTGCTGCTACTGCAGCTCTTATTTCTGCATCTGTTTGGTCTGCTGTTGCTGATGCTTCTATAGCATTTAATTTAGTGTGGTCAGCATCTGTAAAGACATTAGAGTCGCCTGCTGCTTCTACTGCAGCTCTTATCTCTGCATTTGTCTGGTCTCCTGTAGCACCTGCTTCAATACCATCTAATTTACTGTGGTCTGCACTTTCAAAAGGAACTGAGGCTGTACCATTTATAGTTAAAGCATCTGTCTCTAACGTACCATCAACATCAACATTACCTGATATATCTAAACTTGGAGCAACTACTTCATGTGAAAATACAAAGTTGTCGTTGTTTGCACTCCAGGCTATTGATGCATCGTTTGAAGCATCTACTGCATCTTGTATAGTAATACCTGCTCCATCTGCTGAACCTGATGTATCACCTGAACCTTTATTAAGTGTTATGTTTTTATCTTCAACATCTAATGTTGCTGTAGAAATAGTAGTTGTGCTACCATTAACAGATAAGTTACCTGTAACTGTAACATTACCAGTAGCTGCTACGTCAGCAAAAGTTACATTATCTGAAGTTCCTACTGACTGTCCAATAGCAACTGTAGGTGTAGCCCCTTCTCCTGAGTTATTACTTAAAGTAACACCAGTTCCTGCTACTAAACTATCAACATAATCTCCTGTAGTATCTGTACTTAAAGCAACTGAATTTGCTCCAACTGTTAAAGCAATAGAAGTATTACCTAAGTTGGTAACAGTTCCTGAACCAGTTACATCTCCTGTAAATGTTAAAGTAGGGTCGTTGACATTAAAATCTAAAGTACCATCACTATCTTCATAAGTTACACTAATACCACTTTCAGTATTAGAAGATACCATAGCACCTACTATGTCTTGTATTTCTTCTGTTGACTTACCATCTGTAGCTACAGTTAAAGTATTTGCAGCATCATCATAAGTAAGAGTCATGTTAGTACCTGCTTGTAATAAAGCATTTACTCTGTCATCTACTCTTTCATCTGTATAATATTTATTTGTACCTTCTGTTAAATCTGAAGTAGTAGAAGATGATTCATCTAATAATTTATGCCATGAACCTCCATGAGCAAAATAACCTTTTTGAGTTGCATGAACATGTGCAAACATACCATGATAAGTAGAGGCACTTGGTAAATCAGATTCATTGGAATACACATTACCAAATAATACTTTATTACCACCCATATCCAGGTCAGAACCTGTAATATGACTTCTTACTCTAGTATTTGTATAATATAAATTACTTGACCCTTCTGAAAGATTGTCAGTATCAAAAGGAGATAAAGTAACTACTGCATCTAATGTGTTATCTGAATCATCATATGTAATAGAAATACCTGTTTCAGTATTACTACTAAACATTGCACCAACAGTATCACTAATAGTTTCTGCTAGTGTTGTACCATTTACTGTAATAGCATCAGCTTCTAATGTTCCGTCAATATCTGCATTGCCTGATATATCTAAACTACTACCTGTAATAACTGTTCCTGTAATAGCTGCTGCACTAGAGCCACCTATTATTGCTCCATCAACAGTACCACCATTAATGTCTGCAGTATCAGCCACTAGGCTATCAATATTAGCAGTACCGTCAATGAATAGATTTCTCCACTCTTGAGTTGATGAACCTAAGTCATAACTATCATCGTCATCTGGAATAATATTTGAATCTACATCTGCACCAAAAACAACATTGTCTGAAGCAGAATCTCCTAAAGTTAATGTTCCTCCATTAAATGTAGATGTTCCTGTTACTGATAAATTACCACCTACGGCTACATTACCTGTAGTTGTAATTGCATCTATATAAGCATTTTTAAAGTATAAAGAACTTGTACCAATATCAATGTCGCTATCTGAGACAGGTGCGATAACTCCATTACCTACATATAACTGTTGTACTGAACTACTTGAATCATCTATCCAAAATTCAATATGGTCATTTGATGTATCTATTAATACTTTATTTAAAGGTGTAACTAACCCTGCATCTCCAACAACACCGATAACAGGCCCTTCGGCTGCTGTTCCATCGTGTTTGTGTCCTGTTTCATTGTGAAAAGTATTTGCTATTGCATTATATTCATTATTGAATATAGCTGCTGTGATGGTATCTCCATCTGCAAACGAACTTTGTCGTGTATATCCTGCCATTTTTTATCTCCTGCCTGAAGGTACGTAATCTATAAAGAATCCATTTATTGTGTATGGACTCCTTGTATCATCGCTTCTAAATCTAAACATATTACTATGTCCACTCCCTTGTAATTGTTGCCTAACTAAAGGTTTTTCTGTAGCTCCAAATACTGCTGTTCCAAAAACTGCTGTGCTTAAGCCAAATATTGAAGGAGGTGGTATTCTATCTAATGTTATATCTGCTGGTTGAGGATGGTTTACATCATCATAATTGTATCTAACTCTTAATATAGGGATTACTTCTCCTTCTGGACCAAAAGAAATCTTCATAAAATGAAGAGTCTTTAATGTTCCTAAATCCCCATAATCTATATCTGGAGTTTGATAAACAGCAGTTACGTTTGCTCCATCAAAATCACTTCCTTCATCATGTTTAAATACTTTTCCTGATAAATCTCCATGAAAGTATTGTTCTAATCCATCAGCATTAAATCCTGCTGTAATAGATGGAGCTTGTATTCCCAATGTTTCTGACCATTGAAAACCTGCATTAGGATTAGATGTTGAGCCTGGTCTTAATGTTCCTATAATACCTCTTGAGTTTGCTACTGTATCTGCTCCCTCATTAACATAAAATAATCTGTATTGAGACCTATCTCCTATTACTACACTTGATATAGTAAAAGTATTAATCTTTCTAGCAATGTCTTGTATTAATGGTTGTATTTGTTTACTAATACTACTTAACTCAACGTCACCAATTCTTGATGTACCAGCAACTGTTCTAACTCCATCTGGTGCTAAGAATATTAAGTCACCAGCAATCTCTTGTATGCTTTGACCATCTAAACACCCTACATTGTCCGTTACTGGAACTACAGCAATATTATTAGAATCACTTATATTT